GATAATGAAAGTACTGATATCGTCGGCGCACTTGTGAGGATATTAGGCGGGTTATTTGTCATTGGCGCTGCCCTATTCATGTTCGGAAACCTATTTCACATTACGTTCTTGGAACAGAACGCCCTCTACCTGTGCATACCGGGAATCGCTGCACTCGTGTTCGCAGTAGTGGCATTTGTCGCGTATATTCTGTTCATAGACCCCGCCAAAATCATCCATAGGTGGTGGAAAGTCAGAGAAGAAAGAGAGATAGCCCGAAAAACACGGGAGGAATTCGAAAAAACCAAGAAGGAGTTCGATGAGGCAGAATAGTCTCCCAGTAACCATAAACTATTTAAGCTCAGACCGCGTACGTAGTATTTGGAGATGATGAACTATGTTGAAAGAGACGAAAAAATGTGAGCACTGCGGTGAGGTAATCGACGAGGGTGACGCGGAGTCGTTCGAGGTCAAGGGCGACTGGTTCTGTGACTCGCATTGCTTCCGATTGAATGAGAACTTCATAGAGTGCCAGGATGCCGCAGATCAGAGATACCTGGAGGAGACCGGCGATCTCGACCGGATGAATGAGGAGTATTAAGTGAGCGCATTCCTAGCAACTCTCGTCTTTTTTGTGTCTTTTGGCATATTCGCATTGGGAGGGAGTTATTTTGGTATAGCAGTGTCAGGATATCTATGCCGTAACTATGAAGATGCAGCACAAGTGTTTGTTCCTATCGGGATGTTCTTTGGAGCAGTGATAGGCGTAGCTGCATGGATCTCGGTAATTCCGCCCGTAATGCAATTACCGATTCTTGCATGGAAATAAAAATCAGGGAGGATAAAATGCCAACAAAATATGTATTAGAGCTGCAACCATGGCTTTTTGCAGTAGCAGTATTCACGTTTGCGATACTAACGTCGTATGCATTATCATTGTCTGTAAGGGGAAGTGTATTGGTCAGTGCGATCATCTACATTGCGCTGTGGGTCGCGTGGAGTCAAGGCGCAGAAGAACTCAAAGCCAAACCTGGTTCCTAATGGACTTCAATAGCGAGACGTGGGTATCAGACGTGGATCATTTTAATAGTTTCATGATTGAGGAGCTGTACAAAAGAATCCTGATTTAGTACCGTATATATTAATACCGGAGTTATACGTATATTTTTGTTTTTACGTTTCTAGGGAGCATCGATGGGAAAGAGAACTAAAGATCCTCTGACGTTTGAAGAAATTACTATAAAAACAGGCAAACGCAAGAAAGTCTGGTATATTGCACAAGGTTGGGCTGTACCCCTACAAGCAGGCAGAGAGACTTGGATAAAGAGGTATGGAGTGGACCCGAAAAAAGCGGTTGTGAAAAAGTCAGTCATAGAGGAAAAAACGTGAACTGTAAGTTTAGAACGGAAGACGGTGAATGCACTGAGAACTGGTTCCCGTCGGGAATGTGCGAGATGGAAGAAGACGAAGAAGATTTATGTGTTATATTTGAGGAAGAGTGACAACGTTATTAGAAGACGCTAAAAGAATACAAGGGGAGATTGAATCAGAACAGGACCCTCTTAGGCAATCATTACACTATCGTGAAGCTGCGAATTTGTTGCCGCGGCTAATAAAAGAGTTAGAGCTTATAAAATTGTGGGAGATTGATTTGGGACCCGCATACTAAGTTATTTCCGCCTCACTTTTTTCCACAACACCACTTATGCGCCATGATTGTTGACTCTTTTTCGTACTCATTCATTCCGATCCAGCCAGCCAACGCTTCTTCGTAAGATTCGTCTATTCCGGCAATTTTTTGAAGAGCCTGAATCATCTTGGCTCCTTCCTGCGGTTCTGGTATTTTCATGTTAATACTCCTCTGACCTTTTTGCAGACGTTACTACGCGCTTCGAGCATATATAGTTATTGGTGTGGGAGCGGTATTTACGTCGCGCATCATATTGAATTTAAAATGGCATCTGATAACTTTATTTCTAATGTTCCAGTAAATCCGGTTAATATTTCGTCGAAATCGATAGCCTTGCATAAGGCGCGTCGACATCTTCTGGATTTTACAACCTATACGATGAACTCGTACGAAGTTAATTGGCATCATCGTGTCATCTGTGATTACCTCGAGAGATGGGAACGCGGCGACATAAAACGTTTAATGATTTTCTGCCCTCCAGGAACTGGAAAATCTCAATTGGTTAGTAGACATCTACCTGCCTGGATACTAGGGCGACATCCTGATTCTTTTGTCATGGCGACGTCTTACTCAGCATCATTAATCCAAGATATGTCGCTTGATGTTCAGAGAATAATGTCTTCTGACGAGTATAAAGAGATATTTCCAGACACTCGATTGCCAACAGTACGTCGAAAAGAAGACTCAGAAGAAAAGAAAAGATTAACAGCCGACGTATTCGAGTTGCTAGGGCATTCTGGTTATTACAAATGCGCGGGTGTTGGAGGTTCAATCACAGGAAAAAGATTCTTCTATGGAATTTGTGACGATCCCGTGCGTTCTCGCGCTGATGCAGAAAGTGAAGCCTACAGGAACACTACATACGGTTGGTATCAAAATGATTTTTATACGAGGCGACTCAACAATGATGCAAGAATACTTATTACCCAGACTAGATGGCATACAGATGATTTATCTGGAAGACTCTTAGAAATCGCCAAAAACAATCCATCCACTGATCAATGGACTGTACTGAAACTCCCTATGGTTGCAGAGGATGAAAGCAACCCAGACGATCCAAGAAAACCTGGGGAACCGCTCTGGCCAGAGAGATTCGGTGATAAATATGAAATGGAGAAATTGAAGTTACAATCAGGGTCCTATACGTGGTCGTCTCTCTATCAACAAAGTCCAACAATTTCTGGAGGTTCCATATTCAATAGAAGTTGGTGGAAATTCTACCACACGAATCCAGACGTTGTTAGTCGATCACAAGGAAAACTCACATTGCTACCGGAAGGATTCGATGATCAAGCACAATCTTGGGACCTTACATTTGGTGAAGGAGCCACAGCAGACTATGTTGTAGGAACGGTGTGGGGAAGGAAAGGCGCAGATAAATTTTTATTAGACCTATATAGAAAGCAAATAGATTTTCCTGAAAATTTAAGGCAATTCCGGTTAATGTCACAAAAGTGGCCACTCGCTACAAAGAAACTTGTAGAGGCGCGAGCCAATGGACGAGCAATGATCGATATGTTGAAACATGAAATCGCAGGAATAATCGCTGTCAATCCTCTGGGTTCCAAGGAAGTGAGGGCTCGCGCAGCAGCTCCAGAAGTTGAATCTGGTAATGTTTATCTACCTGACTTTTCGATAGCACCTTGGATAGATACCTTCATAGAGGAGTGCTCAGCGTTCCCGATGTCAAAACATGACGATCAAGTTGACTCGTTCACACAATACATAAATAATTCTAGGTTATCGAATTTTAGATTGCCGAGGATACCGTCTGCTGTGGTAAGAGTCGGAGGAGGGTGGTCAGGATGACGAAGAAGTCGAGAGTGAAACGGAATTGTGAATGTTGCAATAAAGAATTTGAGATCCTGCCCTACTTAATAAAGGCAGGATATGGCAAATTTTGTTCACGCGACTGTTATGCGGAGTCGATGAGAGGAAAACAGAAACCCACGAAAGTCGAACGAATCAAGGTAACATGTTTACAATGTAATAAAACGTTCTTAGCATACCCATGTGATAGAGATAGAAAATTTTGTTCCAAAGAATGCTCAGATGAATCACATCGTATTCGTTTGATACACGAATGCGAAAATTGCGGGAAAACGTTCAATATTATACCTAGTCAATTATCACGCGGGTGGGGTAAATATTGCTCAAGAAGTTGTTGGAAGTTGGATATCCATCAAAAAGCAGAAAGCGCGTTGGTAAAAAAGACTTGCTCGTATTGCGGAAACACTTTCATCGCCCATAATCACAATAATGATAGTAAGTATTGTTCGAATAAGTGTTCTGCATTGGGAACCATAGATCATCGCTCTGATTGGATCGGCACAAATAATCCAAATTGGAAAGGTGGTATAACTCCCGAAAATGAGAGGATAAGGACTAGTGCTGAATATAAAATTTTTCGTGACACAGTTTATGAAAGAGATTCTTACACGTGCCAAAAATGCAACGAAACAGGCAGTAATTTAGAATGTCATCACCAATACAACTTTGCAGAATTCCCAACACTGAGATTGGATCCTTCAAATGGAGTGACGTTTTGCGAAGATTGTCATGACGATTTTCACTGTATGTTTGGAAGGAAACACAACAACCCAAATCAAGTAGTAAAGTTTTTGATTATGTGAAACTAGAGGATGTCAATCTTTTTTACGTTTCCACTATTTAGATCAGAAAGAGAGTCTTTTTATGAGCAAAACATTAACTGATGGTGTTGAAACCGGAGAAACAACATTCTTGGGTCTCCGGATGCAACAGAATGAACTGGCGCCTTCCGCCTTCGATAAACTGATCAGGGAAGTAAAACCTACCAGGATATTGGAAGTTGGAACTGGCACCGGTGGATTGACAGCCCTGCTACGCATGGGTTGTGAAAATGTAGTGACATACGACACCCGAAATATCGTGAAATACCCGGAACGTTTTAAACAGGGTGGGATTGATTTCCGAAACAAGAGCGTATTCGAAGACTTGGAAGAAGTCAAGAAGTTTATACAACGATCTGGAACCACTCTGGTCCTTTGCGATGGAGATAACAAACCCAAGGAATTCAAGACGCTCGCTGCATTTCTGAAACCGGGTGACGTTATAGCCGCGCACGATTACAGGTACGATCCGAATACGTGGGCATGGAGTCAGATAGATGACGATGTCTTAACCGAAGACTTACATCTTCGCGGTTTCTTCATGGAACAAATGGGTCCCGCTGCATGGATGTGCTGCAAGAGACTGAAGGACGACGAAAAACCAGATGTCGGAAAACTAACCGACGGTAAAGTCATTCCCCAGATTGTGTATATCAAGGTATGCAGTATCCGGAATCCCGACGTCAAGCAGATGGAATCTATCTTCGGAACGTGGTTTACAAATGCCAGGAATATCAAAGTCGCTCTGGGGTTCGAAGGCGGAGATTCTCTCATATGTAGGGCTCGTTCAATAGTCGCGAGTGAGTTCCTGAAGTCAGACGGAGACATATTACTCTTCATCGACGACGACATTATCTGGGATCCTGATGCCATTTCCATGATCGCAGAAGATGTTAGGGACCTCAAAACCGTTGTGTGCGGCGCATACATGGTAAAGTCGGTGAGAGAAAAAAGACTCGCTCTGAACTATCTTAATGATGATCCAATATCCGTGGGTCCAAAGGGTGGTTTAGTCGAAGTGTTGTACGCTTCTGCCGGGTTCATGGCGATACCCCGGAAAGTTCTTGAAGACGTAGCCAAGACTCTACCGCTTGTAGACGGCGCTTATGGTGTAGATGGCGAAGGGAAACCTCGCATGATGTTTTACCCGATGTTCCAGCCGATTTACCCAGAAGGTGTGTATTTGAGCGAGGATTACTCTTTTTGTCACAGAGCCAAAGAATGCGGTTACAAGATTTATGTTGACTCACGCATAACCCTCGGACATAGGGGTATGGTCACTTTTGTAGGGGGTTCAGTGGAATGAAATGTAGAAATTGTGGTATAGAAACAAAGAATCGCATATTCTGCAGCAGGAAATGCAACGGATTATGGCATTCCTCTGATAACAACGTTGCTAAACGATTAGATGTGAGAGGAAAGATATCTTTTGCTAGAAGGTTTCCAGATAAAGTATCAGAGGAGAAAGCATCGAAGAGAATAGAAAAACAGTTATCAATGGCAGAAAGGTCTTTAAAACGGACAATTGAACGCAACCAATATGCGAAAGCAAAAGAAGCAGAGGGCGCACTGAAAAGAGCATTATCGGCACTAAAAAACTTTCCGCTTCGTAGAATCGAGAGGAGAAATTCAACAGAGTCGAATATTAGAAGATCAAACACTCTTAAGGGGAGGGTAATCACACACGTCCATAGAGCAAAGATATCCACAGCTCTCAAAGGTCGAAAATTCTCCAAAGAGCATCGTGATAATATATCCATTTCTCATAGAGGTATACAAAGAGGAGAGAAGAATCCCAGATACGGGAAACCGGGATTATTAGGTGAAAAGAACCCACATTATGGAAAACCTGCCTCTCACGGAAAAGGTTCGTACTTCATTAGGTCGAATGGTGAGAAGATTTGGTTGAGATCATCTTATGAGGTCAGAGTAGCGACCATTTTAGATGATCGCGATATTCCGTTTGATTATGAACCGCAGGCATTCCCGTTGCGCGGAACCGGCACAACATATCGACCAGATTTCTATTTGAGCGATCAGAAAATTTGGTTAGAAGTGAAAGGGTACATGAGCGATTTGGCTCGAAAGAAGATAGAATTGTTTCGAGAACAATATCCTGAAGAAAAACTAATTATTTTGTATGGTGAAGATATAAAAAGATTAGAAGAGGTCCAGCCTTTCGTGGGAGGTTCTGTAGAGTAGTACAAAATTTACGTAACCAGAATATATGTTAGGGAACTCAGATGATCCCTAAGCACGTGTTTAGGAATTTAAGATAAATAAAGAGGTAACAAAGAAATGACGAATTATTTCTGTGCATGGTTGAGGAACAAGATGTGTGATCTGGCTTTCAGTGTCACCGCGTGGACTCCTCCTGCAACTCTGTATTGCGGACTAGCTACAAGCATCACTGATGCTGGTGCAATTACCGGAGAACCGGCAACTGCGAACAACTACGCTCGTGTGAGCGTCAACAACAACACTATGTTATTCCCAGCAGCAACAACCGGGAACAAGTACGTTAACTTGAACGTCGTATTCAACCAAGCAAACAACTCGTGGGGAACCCCGACTGTCGTATTCTTGTCTGATGCAACTTCAGGAAACACTAACACTTGGTTGTGGGGGACAATTTCGAATAGCCGCGCTATTGGCTCAGGGGATACCGTTTATTTTGCGCCATTAGCCGACATCCAAATTTCGATTCAATAAAAAGACAAATATTGAATCGAATATTATTTTTTTTTGTTGAAACAACAAGTTTACACACCTAACAAATGTAAAAAAATAAAATAAATTTTCATTGTATGATGGTTTAGATGTATGGATAGTAACCTTTATATACCATCACAACTAAACACATCCATATGATAGAGATAGCCTGCGGGTTCTGTGGTAAACCGTTCGATGTTTTTCCGTCTCAGCAGAAGCGGCGAATATATTGTTCTAAGGAATGTGCAGTTGCTGGTAAACTCGCGAAATCCAAAGAAACTCACCCAAAGGAATGGTTTGAAGAGATGTATCTCAAAAGAGGTCTTACTTACCAAGAAATAGCCAAGGAAACTGATTGCACTACACAAACTGTATGGTACTACCTCAAACTATATAATATTCCTCTTCGTAACGCACTGCGTACACCACCTATTGAAATCATTTGTAAATGGTGTCAGAAACCGTTCACGACGCACCAATGTGAAATAAATACCGGAAAAGGGGTTTACTGTTCTAATGAATGTCGCTACAAAGCCAGCCAAAATAGAGTAGACCGTATCTGCAAATGGTGCGATAAACTTTTCCGAGAGAAACCATCCCGTGTCAATAAAGGTTATGGAATATATTGCTCAGCCAAATGTCGTGGCGAAGCGCAGGCTGGAGAAGGTCACTACAACTTCAAAGATTGGGCATCACGCAAGCCATATTGTGAAAAGTGGACACCCGAACTTCGAGAGCGCGTTCGCGAATTTCAAGGCCGAACCTGTCTAATCTGTGGCATGGATGAAACCGAGAACGGTGAGCGACTTTGTGTCCATCACGTAGACGACGACAAAGACGTATGCTGTAACGATCGCCCGCCGGTGTTCGCGGCGGTTTGCCGCCGGCATAACATCATGGCGATCTATGATCAAAAACGTTGGCAACACATCTTCCATAGAATCATCGACGAACTCTACAACGGAAAATCTTACTACACCAAAGAAGAATTCGCAATGAAGCGACATTAATCCTATTTTCTACTTTTACGCGACCTCTAACCTGATGATATCAGGGAGGAGGTAAGAGTGAACTACATACATTCATTTAGAACTGTATTAGAAATTGCTGCCTCCTCCGAAACTTTTTTTAACAACTATAATAACAATTCCATGGTGGTCGCCGCATGACGGACTACGATCTAGGCGCAGCCATTGCGTCCGCCGTCAGCACGATCCCCAATATCAATGTTAGAGGAAAGGTAAGAGGCGGATCAGGCGGTGTCGTGGTCACCGCAGTCAGTACGATCGTTCCTAGCTGGAAAACAAAGGCTAGAGAACCGGTTGCCGCGATAACATTGGTTGGTTCTGTCACTCCCACACTAGAATCTAATTTTGAGTGCATAGGCGTTGGCGGTTTACCAGTATTAGGAAACTATGACAATAGCGGAACGACTCCTTTTAGCTCCGCTTTCATGTTGCAAAGGGTGCTTGCGGCATCGAACACTGCTATAACCCGAATAAAAGTTAAGTTGGCAATTGGAGCATGTAACGTAAGAGTAGGTATTTATGCAGATTCCGCCGGAGAACCGGGCGCAATACTTGGACAATCGGATCGTTTTGCTGTCGCTGGCGGAGCGACTACCATAACACTGCGCAGACCGGTGATGATAGCATCCGGAACCTACTATTGGATTGCAACAGAACCTTCGGATGGTATTAACCTTCTATCGGCTCCCGGTTCTGGTCCAATCAGATACAAAGCAGGTTCTGGAGCAAACGATTTTCCAGACCCGGCGGGTGTAGGATTCTCCACGAACAACTCTTACACTCTGAACGTAGGAGCCTTCACTGATCAGACGAGCGTATCAACTGGAGCCGTACCAATCGCTTCAATTGATTTTCAAATAGCCCACGATGCCGGAAGTGCAATTCAGGCCACTGATACACTCAACGTTCCAAGAAGCAGAGGTCGTCTAAGAGTAACCAACGGAGATACCCTCGCAATCCAGGAAACTTCGACTGTTTCTGTTCCTAAGTTGTTGGGTGTTGCGTGGCGTTTAGGTTCCAATTCCGCGGTTACCGCAGTAACAACGATCACGCCTAGAGCCCGATTCAAACTCAGGTCGCCGTCTGCACCGTCTACAACCGTCGGTACATTAACGCCTTATCTTGAATCCAACCTAGAAGGAACCGCTTTTGCTAACGTCACACTAGTCGGAAATGACGAAAATGGCGGATCAAACACTTGGAATAACGCGAACCAATTACTTATGCAACGTTTCCAAGCAGCTACAACCGGCTCACTAAAGTCAATAAAAGTGAAAATGGCATCAGGCACTCCATACAACTTTAAAGTAGGGTTGTACGCTGATTCTGGTGGCGAACCCGGCTCGCTATTGGCATCAACAGGAAGTACACCTATCGTTTCGGGATGGAATTCAATAGCCATCAGTACGGTTCAAATCTTTGCTGGTACTTATTATTGGATTGCTGTGAATAGTGATTCCGGTAGTAATTTTTATTACAAATCAAGCTCAGGAAAAACGTTCTACGAAAAAGAACTCACGTTTGCAAACTCATTTCCAGATCCGGCTGGTGTAGGTTATTCTGCATATACAACCTATGATTACCAGTTCGGTGGTGTAGGGCTCGTTCTGAGCAGCGGAGAAATCTGTACATCAACAAC